ATTTTGAACATGGAAGATCTATTCAATCTCAATCTCGATGATTTCTCTAACAAATCATCATCCGCTTCTCGTAAAATTGACGAGAACATGTACAACCCGGGTCCAGACCTAGGCCAGAACGGAATCTACAAATCAGTAGTTCGTTTCATTCCTTGGGTAACCGATCCATCGAAAAGCCGTTATAAAAAATACGCGGCAAAGCTCATTAATCCTTTGACAAACGAAAAACTTTACGTTGACTGTCCGTCAACCACTGGAGCATCGTCAATTCTTTGGACTCTTGATCTTGAGTTGAAACGCTTGAAAAACGAAGAACCTCAAATCGTTGAGGAGATTCAAAAGTACTTCAATCGTTATTACAACTATTACTCATGCGTTTACATTAAAAAGGACCCACAGTTTCCTAACTTAGAGGGTCAAATCAAGGTGTACTCGTACGGTTACACAATTGATAACTTGATTCAGCAAGAAATCAATCCAGAATCCGAGTTAGTAACAACTCAAAAAATCAATCCATTCTCACTTACTCAAGGTAAGGACTTTGTTCTAGTTATCAAGCGTAAGACTAAAGCTTGGAGAGATTTTAGCTCTAGTAAATTCATGAATGAGGTTAGTCCGCTAATCATCTCTCATGCAGGTAAAGAAATCGCAGCATCTACTGATCCAAAGGTCATGCAGTTCGTTAGCGAGTACTTTAAGAAACAATCGCCTGATATGAGCCAGTACTTCTATCAAGACTGGACAGATCATGAATACGAAAAGGTTGCTGAGTACATCAAAGCAATCGTTCCTTACAAGCAAATCATTGATAATTTGGTTGCCAATACTAAGGATGAGAGAATGAAGAAACACTTCACTAACTCTAAAGCAATCAATCGTTCTCAAGCCCCACTTGGTGAGTCTTTAGACTTTGAAACTCCGGCTCCAGCTAAATCAGCAAGCTCGTCAATGTCAATCGATTTAGAAGATGATTTTGGAATGAATGATTCTCCTGCTGCTCCTCCAGCTGCACCAGCTTCAAACGCTAAACCTTCTGCAAAGGCGGCAGATGATCTAGACGAACTTTTTAATAGTCTATAAAAAATCATAATAGTAATGTCAAACAAAACTAAAAACGAAAAGGCTGCTGAAGTGTCTCAAGAGATGCCAGCCGACCAAGGTGCACCGATTGCAACTCTGCTTTCGTCGATTTCCTACACGAATCAAGAGGATTACGAAAAATTCTTGGACGGCTTGACTACTGAGCATGCACTAATTGTGTTAATCTCAGCGGCTAATCACTGCCAAGCAAAGGGTATATTTAACCTAGAGGAGGCTGAGCTCGTAGCGAAAGCAATTAGAAAGATCAGCAAACCTCAACCTCAAGAACAACAAGAAGGAGAATAATATCATGAACTTAGTAATAGACGGAAATGCTTTTTTAAACGTTGCAGTTAGCATAGCAAAGAACATCTTAGCTAATGATAAGCGAGTGGGCGAAAAGTACTACGTTTCTGATCTATTAAGCGATGATAAGTTCATTCTCAAACAGGCAAGTAAGGATACTTTTCGAAATTTTTCAATAAATTATTTCGGAAGTATCCTTGCTCCCTTTAAAGACAATATTAGCTCAGTCTTTTTCGTGTTCGACTCAAAGAGCTGGAGAAAGAAATACATTAAGGAACACTTTGAAACTCATGGTGAAGGCGACTTCTCATACAAGGGTCAACGTAAGTACGATGATAAAATTTATTTGTTCTTTGAGTACTTTCAATCTGAAATTCTAAACACAATCTCAGAAGAATACGGAGTTGTCGTTAGCCGAGTTCCTGGTGCAGAAGGTGACGATTTAATTGCCTACATTTGTGAAAATCTACCGGAGGACATCTGTATTTGGTCAGTCGATAAGGATCTAACCCAGCTTCTTGAAAGCAGCAAGCGTAAGATCATTCTAATGATGCCAAAACAAATGACCAAGTACAAGAAGATTTATACAACTGAGGACTTTGGCAAAATTTCTGAACCTGAAGTTGATCTGTTTAACTTTAATATCGACTCGATTGACAATTCAGCAATCACCAATATCATAAGCGATCTAACTAAAAAGGATTACAAACACCTGACAGTCGATCCGGCCCTAGACATTTTAACTAAGTGTCTCGCCGGCGATGCTTCTGATAATATTCCAAGAGTTCATCCAAAAATGACTCCTTCTAAGCTTGCTAAAATCATTGAGCACGTTAAGACATCAATAGATTGGAAGGACGTGAAATCCTATATTGATTCGGGCAACCAGGTCTTCATGGATCTATTACGTGAAGTAACATGTGAAACTCTAAAGATAAAGGACCTGGGTGAATGGCAGACGATCGAGAATAACATTAATCGCAATAAGACACTTGTCAGGTTAAGCACAACTTTATTTCCACAAGAAATCGTTGAATCTATCAGACAGAACGTTGATCTTTCTTCTAGACGAAAGTTTAACTACTACAAATTTAAAAAAAACTATAAGCACTAATGAGCACAGAAATACAGACTGGATTTATTCCATTATTTGAACGAGTCCTTGTTTTACCTGACAGCGTTGAAGTAAAGACTGAGACCGGTATAATTCTTCCGGTTGATGCAAG